GGCACGTGGCGAGCTCCGACCCGTCGAGCGCGTGCCCGAGCCCGAGAAGGAACGCGACGTAGGAGTAGACCACCGGATCGCGCCCGGCGATGGCGCGGAGCTCTCTGGCGAACTCGCTCGCGAAGTCCACGAGCTGCTGAGCGCTCCAAGCATCCGGCCGGCTCTCGATGTCGAGCACGAGCCGCGCGCCGGTCACGCCGACGCACGCGTGTAGCCGCTGCGCTTGCTCGCGCGGCTTGCCCTGCGAGGGTCGAGCAAACGCGTACGCCAGGGGGAGGAGCCCCGCCGCGCGAGCCCCGGCGAGGTTCGCGGCTCCGCGCGGGTCGCAGTAGGCGAGCCCCTCGGAGAGCTTGCAGGCCGCGAACCGGAACCCGGCGCGCGCGACGGTGGGCCAGTCGATCACGCCCTGGACGACGGACACGTCGAGCCCATCGACGCGGCCGGGTTGCACGAGCGCGCCGAGATCGGGAGGAGTGGTCGTCATGGTCGAGGCCCTCGAGGTTTGCGTGTCAGAGGTTGATTCGGGGAGACGCCGCCGCGGCGAGCGCGAGGGCCGGCGAGGTTGCCGCGGTGAGCGCGATCCGCGCGGAGGCCGCCGCGTTGAGAGCGATGGCCGGCGAGATCGCCGCCTGGAGCGCGAGACGGGGAGAAGCCGCCGCCGCGAGCGCGAGGAGGGCCGCGATCGCTGGCGTGGTGACCTCGGTTCGCGCCGTCGCGGCGACGGTTGCCGGGTCGAGCGTCACGGAGAGGATCGCGACCTCGGGAGCACCCGCCGAGCTCGTGACCGTCGCCGGTTCGAGCGCCACCGCGAGCGAGGCGACCTCGGGAGCCGTGCCCGCCGCCGCCAGGGTGGCCGGAGCGAGCGTTCCGGCGAGGGTCGCGGCCTCCGGAGCGGTCGCCGAGCTCGCGAGCGTGGCGGGCCCCAGGGTGACCGCGAGGGCCGCGTTCGCCGCGGGCGCCGACGTCGAGGCCGCGCTCGCGAGCGTCGCGGCCCCGAGGGTCACGCCAACGGCCGCCCGCTCGGGAGCCGCCGACGTCGCGGTGACCGTCGCAGCTCCGAGCGTGACCGCGAGCGCGGCCCGTTCCGCCGCGGTCGCCGCACTCGCCACCGTGGCCGCGCCGAGCGTCACCGCGAGGGCCGCGAGCTCGGGGGCCGTGGCCGCGCTCGCGACCGTCGCGGCTCCCAACGTGACCGCCAGTGCCGCGTTTGCGGGAGGCGTCGTCGTCGTCGCCGTGCTCGCAAGGGTAGCCGCGCCGAGCGTCACGCCGACGACTGCGCGCTCGGGGGCTGCGCCCGCAGCCGAGACCGTCGCAGCTCCCAGGGTCACCGCGAGCGCGGCGCGCTCCGGAGCCGTTGCTGCGCTCGCGACCGCTGCAGCGCCGAGCGTGACCGCCACGGCCCCGACCTCGGGAGCTGCAGCCGCGGACGCCATCGTTGCCGCCCCCAACGTCACCGCGAGCGCCGCGTTCGCCGGGGCCGTCGTCGTGGTGGCCGTCGAGGCGAGGGTCGCAGCGCCGAGCGTGACCACGAGCGACGCCGCCTCCGGCGAGGACGCCGAGCTCGCCACGGTGGCCGCGCCGAGCGTTGTCGCAAGGCTCGCCGCCTCTGGAGCCGTCCCGACCGCCGCGACCGTCGCGGCACCCAACGTGACCGCCAGTGCCGCGCGTTCGGCCGCCGTTGCCGCCGACGCGACCGTTGCGGCCCCGAGCGTCACCGCCACCGCCGCCGCCTCCGCAGCCGTGGCCGTCGAGACCACCGTCGCAGCGCCGAGCATGATCGCCAGCGCCGCGTTCGCCGGGGCCGTCGTCGTGGTGGCCGTCGCCGCGACGGTCGCAGCTCCCAACGTGGCGCCAAGCGAGGCAACCTCAGGTGCCGCCCCCGCGCTTGCGATCGTCGCCGCGCCGAGGGTGACGGCGAGCGCCGCGACTTCGGGAGCCCTCGCCGTGCCCGTGACCGTGGCGGCGCCGAGCGTCGTGGCGAGTGTGGCGCGCGCGGGGGCGATCCCCGTCGAGGCGAGCGTGGCGGCCCCAAGCGTCACCGCGAGCGCAGCGTTCGCGGCTGCAGTCGTCGTCACCGTAGTGGTCCCGAAGACGACGCCGTAGCGCGCCTGAAGGAATGCGAGGAAGCTGTCCCGATCCGCGCGCTGAAAGTTCGTCTGCGCCGTCAGCAGCGCTTCGACGATGCCGTCGAAATACAGCGCCGAGTAGCTGTTGCGCCCCAACGTCAGAGGCATCCCCGACAGGTACGTGGCGAACCACGTCATCGGGACGGCGACGGTCTGCTCCGCGCCTCCGTTCACGCGGAGGTGAAGCGTCGTCCCGTCGTGCCAGACTTCGACGAAGTGCCAAACGTTCGTGGCCGCCGCGATGGGCAGCGTCGTCGCCCACCCGGTCGTCGAGTCGTACTGGCTTGCGCGGAATCCAGTGGACGTGAAGGTGACGCCGAAATTGACGCCCGCCTCGCCGAAGACGATCGGGTCGGTGACAAGCGAGCCCGTCGTGGCAACGGACGTTCGAGGCCCGACGACGAGCGCGAAATAATAGGACGTCGAACTGAGGTACGTCGACATCGTCGGCGTAGAGCCGAGTGCCTGCGCACCGTTGCAGTCCGCGCCAACATGCCCGTTCAGCGCCGCGGCGGCGCCTGGGTCGACCGCGAACGAGACAAGGGAGTTCGACCCGCTCGATCCCGCGCTCGCGACGCCCGCCCATGGTGGGGTCCCCGAGTAGCCGTCGAGCCATAGGCCCGTAAGCGGCGCCGTGATCGGGGTGAGAAGGTCCCGGAAGACCGGGAGGTCGCGGATCCCTACGCGGAGACGATCGAGGTTCGTCGCCACGGGCTCACCCGTTGACGACCTGGAAGCTGCACTCCGGGAGACCGCTGAGCGTGCTGTCTGCACAGACCATCGCGTAGAACGCGGAGTCCGTGTAGACCTCGTTCAGGCCCGTCCGGATCATGTCGTGGACATCGCCCATGTTCGCCACCACCACGCGACCGCTCCAGAGCGGGCGCAAGATCATCACGTTGAACGTGCCGACCGTCGCGACGGATCCCGTGACGACCTCGATCTTCGAGATGCCCGTGTCCCCCGCCTGAAGCGGGAGCTGCCAGCAACGGCCGACCGTAGGAGCCGCCGCGATGCCGACCGCGCCCGTGTTGTGCGCCGCGACTCCGCTTTCGTTCGTGTACTGGAGCGCGACCGCCTGATTACCGGTCGCCGCCGCCACTTGTTCGACCCAGGCCTCCATGCCGGTGTAGTCGGTGCCGCCGGGGATCCTCGAGGTGAAGCCGGGTTGCGCCGCGAGCGTCGTCGCGGCATTGAATGCGTACGCGCCGGCGCAGAAGACGCGATCGAAGAGCGCGACCCTGCACGCGACGGTCGACGCAAATTCGACCTTCCCCAGATAGCCCTTGTTCGCGCCGGAGAACGCGTTGATCAACGGATAGCCCGGAGTCGCGTCCGTCGGGACGATCCCCGCCGCCGTCGAGCCCGTGGTTTGCCCTCCGGCGAGGACGCCCGCGCCGGGCTGGCCGGCGATGTCGAAAAGCGAGAACCAGCCGTTCGCCACGGTGGGGCGCGTGGCCGTTTTGCTCCACGCGATCTTCTGCTTCGCCGCCGAGATGTAGCCGTCGAGCGTCGTGATCATCGGTCAAGCCTCCGGAGGAACAGCAGGAGAAGGGTCGGGGTCGGGCTCGCCGGGCCAGCCGACGCCGCTCTCGTCGTGGCCGCGCCCCGCGCACGCGGCGCACTGCACGTCCGCGGGGTGCTGGCCGGTGCCGTCGCAGTCGAGGCAGCGCACTACGCGTTCGCGTCCGTGATCGCGAAGGACGTCACGTTGAATTGCTGAGCGACCGCCAAAACGGGATTGTCGATGGTCATGTCCCCGCCGCCGCCCGTCGCGGTGCACGAGCCCTGCGCGTGGCAGGTCGTGCCGGTCGAGTCGTAGAGGCGCCAGTGACCCGCGGTCCCGGCCGCCGTCGCGGAGAGCTGCTGCCACGTCCCGAGCGCCGACTTGACCCCCGCCGCCGCGGCGGACATCCAGTCCGTAGGCAGCGTGAGCGACGTGAGCATGGTACCCGCCGCCGCCGCGGCGCAGTTGGCAGGCTGAGCGCCGCTGTAGATTTTCAGAAGTGCGCCAGTCCCCGCGGTCACCTCGATCGCGTCGAGACGGGCGTTACGGGCGGCAACGGAGAGCTGGAGAGTCATGGTGCAGATCCTTCGGGGTCAAGACGACTGGTTGGGGGTGAGAACGGGCGGGAGACGGCCGACGACGCTTCGCAGTTCGCCAGCACCGCCCGCGAGCGTGAAGCGCGCCCAGACGGACCACTCGCCGCGCTGGTCGAGGTCCCCGAGCGCGAGAGCGTGGCGCACCGTGACGGAGAGCGCGCCAGAGGCAGCGACGACGACGACCGCGGCCCACTCCACGACGGAGCCGTCGGGCTTGGTCGCGACGATCGCGATCGCGCTCGCCGCCGCCGCGACCACCGGATCGAAGTCCGCCGACGCCGCGACGACGATGTCGACCACGTACGGCGGACCCATGCCGATGTAGAGCGGGGCGAGCATCAGCGGGTGGGCTCCGGACATGCGACCGAGCCGCAAGCGCGCGCCCCGGCCCGGCTGAGCGCGATCGCGAGGCATGCCGCGTGCGGGTCCGTGAGACGCGCGGCGAGCGCGCGGTCGATGACCGTGGCGCAGTTCGGCGCGCGGCCCTCCTCGCAGCCGAGCGCGGCGAGGTTGGAGCACGCCGACTCCGCGAGCACGGAGGCATCCCCGCGCGAGGCATCGAGGCTCCTCGGGGGCGCTGCGTCGCTCGCGTCGGGTGGGAGCGGGGCCGGCGGCGAGGGGTGACACGCCGCGACGAGACGCGCGCCAAGGAGCGCGACGCCGACGGCCAAGAGGTAGCGCGGGATCATGATGTCCTCCGGACGTCGAGCGCGATGAGGTCGCCGAGCTCCTCGAGCGCGGCTTCGTCGATCCAGAATGCGCCAGCCTCGCCCCAGCCCTCGCCCCAGCTGTTGAGCCCGCCGAACTCGCGACGGCCATCGGGGCGCGTGCGGTACGCCAGGAGCACGACGTAGTGGTCGAGCGGCGCGCGCATCGCGGAGAGCACGCCACCGCCGTAGCCCTGGAAGGCCGCCGAGCCGCCCGCGATGGCGACGAGAACCGGCTTCCCGTGCGCGATCGACGCGCACACGTCCGCGCGGCGATGTGCGCCGGTCGAGGTGACCGCGTAGTCGCCGACGAAGAGCGCCAGCGCCTCCGCCTCGAGGTCGCCGAGCATCGGCTCCCGGTTGATCGTCGCCGGGTCCGCGTCGGAGAAGCGGTCTGCCAAGGGGCGCATCGCTCGCACGCCGAACTCGTTGACGGCGCGGAGCACCTGGTTCGGCTGCGCCCCGTCGTCGGCGAGCTCCTGCGCGAGGTCGAGGCGATCGATCGCCCGCCCGTTGCGGTAGATCTCGGTAGGGCTCGGGACCCACGGCAGGCCCGCGGCGACGTAGAGCCCGGTCGCGGTAGCGTGCCCGGTGCACCCGGACGTCGGCCCTTGGTCGAGCACGGGAGGCGCGAGGCCGAAGAGCGACGCCGCGTCAGGCAGCGCGGGGAAGACGGCGAGCCGCCCGCGAAGATGCGCGAATGGCGTGCGTCGGTGCCCCTCGGGATCGGGCCGGTAGCCGGTGGGCCTCACCGCGCGCCGCCGTCCGCTGCGTCGGCGCCCGCGTCGAGCGTGACGCACGCGCCGCGCTTCGACGCGCGCACGCGCTCCGCTGCGACCACAGCTTGCGCCGCAGCCCGCCGCTCGGCTGTCAGCAGATCGCAGAGCTTGTTGAGCGTCGCGTCATCGACGAAGACGTGCTCAAGAATGCACGTCACGTCCTTGGCCACGAGCGCGGTTTGCGGGAGGTTCGCAGGCGTGAAGAGCGCGCACCCGTTGCCCGCGACCATGGCCGCGAAGGCGACGGCAACGAACACGGCGAGCGCGGCAAGCGGACCGGTGAACGGGCCGCGAGGAGAGGTCGGCGGCGCGTCGGTAGGGGGCAGCGCGTGGCCGAGCGCGTCTCGCCCGGTGACCCGCTGCGAGGCCGTCACGCCGAAGAACGCCTCGAGCGTGACGAGTACGCCATGGGCGGCCGACACCTGCCAGGTTTGGCCGCCGCTCACCCCGTCGAAGATCATCGCGGCGAGACCGCACGCGAGGACGAGCACGGGGACCGCCGCCTTCGGGATCGCCCAGGAGGTGATCCCGGCGCGCGCGAGGACGGAGCCGCCGCCGTCGGTGGAGAGAGCGTGCGCCGCGAAGCCGAAGGCCACGGCGAGGATGGGAAGCCAGAGCATAAAGTTCACGGGGTCACCTCGATCGGGTCATGTTGTGAAGCGAGCCGTCCGCGCACGTGCGCTTGGGCCTCGCGCAGCTCGCGAATGTCGGACGTGTTTCGCGCCGTCGCGCTCTGCAGAATGGCGACTTGCGACTTGATGACGGGGAGATCCGCTAGCGCGGCAGTCAGCGCAGCGGAGGTGATCTTCAGCTCGCCGAGCCCCGTCTTCAGCTCGCCGTCGCGCGACTGCAGTTCGCCGAACGCCAGGCCGAACTTCCACGAGAGCGCAAAGCCGGTTCCGACGAACGATAGAGCGGCGATGAGCGTCGCGATCGTTTGCCAGTTCACTGGACCACCGCCCGCTTCGCCGCGATCTCCGCATCGAGCGCAGCCATCGCCGCCTGCGCGTCGCGAAGGCGCTTCTCCGCGGCGTCCGCGGCCGTGACCTTCGCGGCGAGCGACGCGGGCTCCACGACCTCCGCAGCCTTGACCGCGACGGCTGCGTTCAACGCGGCGAGCAGATCGCGCGGCACGAGCGGCACAGCAGCCGCGTCGGTGATCGTCGTTGATCCCTGCGTCTCGGTCCCGTCGTCGGCCTTGTCGGTAAAGTCGATCCTCACACTCGGGGGCGTGAGGTCCAGATCGAACTGGAGATTAAGATGCACGCTCGTGATGATTCGTCGGCTCATGGTGACTCCTGATTTACGGGTAGGCGGCGGTTGCGCCGACAATGTGGACGCCGGCCGTATCAAAGAGCAATCGCGCGGTCGTGCCTGTCGCCTGCGCGTAGTTGGACCCAGCGCCCGTGGTGTGCGTCTTGGTTGCGCCGGACGTGTTGTTGACGGTCTTGTAGTACGCGGCGGCATCCGTTGCGGGTGCGGGCCAGGTCACCAGGTTTCCACCAGCCCCCGTGAGCTGCACCGCGTCGAAGGCGTAGTTCGCCGCCGCGACAGAGAAGGCGCCCGCGGTTGCGACCGTGCACTTCCCGTGGACAGAGAATGGGGAACTACCCATCGCGGAGCCGGTGATGGGCTTCCACGCCTCAACGTTGCCTGCGGTAATGTAGAGGTATGTCGCGCCTCCTAGGCCGACTGCAACAACGGACGCCGCATAGACGTTAAGCCCTGAGGCCTGGTGCCCAAACGCGTTATCCGTGCCGACGTAGACCGAGTCTCCGACGCCGTAGATCAGACCGTAGTAGCTCGCGCCCGAGTCGTGCGCGGTGATAGCGCAACCTGCAGAGAGGCGCACGTCTCCGGCCGCCGCCGGCGCCGCTCCGAGAGCGACAAAGCCCGTCGTCGCGATCGTCTGCGCGCCGAAGTTGGGCGAAACCTTCGTCCCCGCGATCGCCGCCGTCGTGCTCACAAGCGCGTCGGTGATGAGCGCCGCCGCTGCCTGTTGCACGCCTCCTACGATCGAAGGAACGCCCGTGCCGGTGGGGACGGAGCCGCCGCCGCCGCCCGAGATCGTGATCGTCGTCCTATCGTTCACCTCGTCATCGGTGACGACGGCGCCGACGATCTCGAGCTGCGACCTGTGCGGCAACAGCGCGCCGAGATATCGGATCGTCCACGCCTGAAAGTACGTTTCGAGCCAGTTAGGGATGAATTGCATTTTACAACCTCACGGGGACACGGAAAGCCATCAGAAGGCGACTCCGCCGCCACCTACCGCGAAGCCAGGGAAAACCGTCGCCGTGCACAGCGCGAGCAGCTGCCCAGGCGCCCGAACGAGCGCATACGGAGTGTCGACCTTGAACTCCGCACTTACCCAGGTAGCACCGTAGGTGCGCGAGAGGACCACCGAACCCGTAGACTGAAGGCCAATCCAGTTCGCCCCGAGCGCGACGATCTTTGTTATGGCTTTCGATGCGTGCGTAAATGCCCACGTCCACGTCGCGCCGTCTGGCGACGTGTAGATCCTGCATGCGCTCGCCCCGTTGCTCACGAGCAGCATGAAGAGCCCTTGCTCGGCGCTGTATTCGACAAGGTCGAAGCTCGTACCCGTGAGGCCGTGCGCAACGTCAGACTGCGCAGCAAACGTCACGCCGCCGTCCGTCGAGCGCCAGATCTTCTCGACGCCCAAGCCGCCTGCGTCGCGCCCAGCGATGACGATGACCCCGCCTCCCGCCGCAACGCTGATTCCGCTCGCAGCGCTACCACCTGGAACGCTGCAGGCCGTCCACGTTGCTCGGTCGGTGGAACGACTCGAGGTGATCGGATTCACCCCGCCGCCGCTCGCACGGCACGCGAGGAACCACGCGCCGTGCGCGTCGTCATACACGATCTGCACCTTGCCCACGATCGAATAGGTCGCGCCAGCCCAATCGATCGCGTTGGTTCGCCGCGTCCACGTCGACGTCGACGCGTTGAACTCATGAATCACGTTGCCGTCGAGCGTAGAGATGAGCATGTCCCCGGAGGGGTCACACGCGATGCGGTGCAGCGTATCGGCGCCGGTGATGAGCTGGACACCCCACGACCAGCCAGCCGTGACTGAAGCCTTGCAATTCGTTGTTGCCTCGATGCCATACCAGGCACTCGTGACGGGGTTCCAAACCGCGTGAACAAATGACTGCGCGTTGCTCGCAGAGAAGTTGAGCGCCGGCTCTAGATCTTTGACGTCGAGCCGCGCCGAAAGCACGGCGGCAACGGCCTTGAGGTAAACGGTCCGGTCGGCGAGCGCCTCGATCGGAACGTTCACGCTCGACGCGTTCTCGGCATCGCCGTCGCTCGGGATCGTGATGCCGACCGGAAAGACGTTTGCACCCGCGTAGGTCGTCGACATTCAGGTCTCCCAATAGCGGCAGGTTATCGTGTTGCGTCCGCTCGGGACGCGCGTACCGGAGCCGCCGCCGAGCGACATGGCGCTCCACTGGCCCCACGTCCCGTCAGGCTGCGACGCCGGGACCGTCGGATCGAAGAGGGTCGCGTCTGACGTCCAGATCACGGCGCGGACGTGCGAGTGCGCGGACTTGTTGTGCGCGATCTCGTTCAAGACCGCGTCGAACTCGACCCGCGTGACTTGGTGCCCGAGGCCCGCGTCGCGCGCGCCGTAGACGCGCCCGTCGCCCCAGAGGCCCGTGTCGGCCCATTGCGTCGGGTAGACGCACACCCAGAGGTCCCACCAGTAGCCCGCGCGCTCAGGGTTCGAGACCGAGTCCCAATTCCAGGCCGTCGAGCCTGCCGCGTAGGTCGTCACCGTGCCGTCGTGCGCCAGTTCGAGGCACACGCCCGCGCGGTTGTAGACGCGGACCCGCGGACGCGCGCTCAGGTACTCGTGCACCGACCGCGCGATCGACAGCATCGATCCGATCTGGCGTGCGCGGTCGAGCCAGGTCACGAGCCGCGCCGCGTACTCGGCGTCTGTCTCAGCCTGCGCGCGGATCATGCCACGCGACTGGCCGATGAGCGGGAGCGCCGTTGCCGTCCCCTGCCCAGGCCAAGCCGCCTGGAGCGCCTGGAGCATGACCTCCGCCCCGACGTCGAGCGGCGCGATCATCGTCCAGAGGAAGCGGAAGCCCACGGTCTGCCCCGTGACGCCGCCGGGACGATCGCCCAGCCAGCCGACGGTGAACCGCCGGAAGACGTCCCGAAATCGCTGGACCACGCCGATGCTCATACGAGCCTCACCGAGACCGTGGCTGCGAGCGTCGCGACCTGCCCCGCGTTGATCGCGAGGTCGGCGCCGACGCCATCGATCGCGAAGATCGCCGGGTGCGCGGCTTTCGCCGTGCCTTCGATGTTCGTCGCGAAGAGGTAGCCCTGGGTCGCCGGGGCCTTCGCTACGCCGCTGATCGGGTAGGCCTTGACCATCAACAGAAGGGCAGCGATCACCGCGGCGCCGACGTCGTCCGCAGACAGGCCAACCGTACTGGTAGCCCACACGGTCAGCGTTTTGGCGAACGCGACCGGGGACGCGGCCACCACGACCGACGTCACCGAGTCAGGACGCGCCACGCGCTCGACCGATGCACGTACCGCCGTGAGGTCATCGGCAACAGGCGCCCCGCTCGGGGAGGCAACGTAGACCGTTACGATCCCCGTCAGAGGATCCGCGACGATCGCGCGCCGGTTGATGTCGACGGGCGAGCCGTCGGTGCGCGTCGCGACGTCGACCGCGTACGCGTACGCACCTCGCGAGCCAAGCAGCGAGAGCGCCGACAGCTTGTCGCGGCACGTCTGGCGGAGGCTCTCGTCGTCCTGCGCGTCGGAGCCGACGACGCTTTCCGGGTTCGTGACCGTGACGCCAAGAAGCTGCGTCTGGAGCGTCGAGATCAGGCCAGGGGCCCGCGAGCTCGCCGACCCGACCTCGAGCGCCTGGATCGCAACCAGCTGCGTCGCCCCAACGGTGAGGAGCGAAAGGGCCTCCGTCGTCCGGTAGGCGACCGTCACGCCGCCCGCGATCGCGGTCACGATGACCGACCCGGCCGCGTTGGTGTAGACGCCGCCGCCCGTGTTCGTGAAGAGGACCCGGCCCGTTGCGAACGTCGCCGGGCGCGCGGTCACGCCGTAGACCGAGTACGCCAGGAGCCGGAGCCAGCCACCCTCTGCCGTGTCGAGGAATCCCGACTTGGCAAAGGCGGCCATCACGTCGGTGAAGCCTGCGTAGCTCCGCGCGACCGTGCGGAGGATGCTCCGGAACGCGCCACCGACGCGCCAGGAGCGCGCGGGGATCTTCAGCGTCTCGAGCGTCGCCAGGAACGTCTCGAGCGCCTGCGCTTCGGTGACCGGCGTGAAGAGATCCGAAATCGACAGCATCAGGCCACCCTCCGAACGCCGTTGCCGTCACGAGCCAGCTTGATCCCGAGCACACCCTCGTCCGCGACCACGCGGATCGCGATCTCGTACGCGCCCGGGCTCGAGCTCGTCACCGACGCGCTCACATCGAGGACGCGATCGTCCTTCCGGAACTCGGCGCAGATCCCGGTCTCGATCGTCGTCAGGACCACCGACGCGCGGCTCGAGCTCGAAAGGCGACCATCGAGACCGAACCCGCGCGCGGGATCGTCGATGTTCGAGCCAGGGGCCTCGATCAGCCGGTGATAGAGGTCCTGGAACAGCTCCTCGAGCGGATCGTCCAGCTCCGCGCCGAACGGGTCGAGGTCGTCAAGGCATCGTGCGTCCGTCATGGCTAGTCGCTCACCACGCGGATTGACGTCGCCGCGACGGAGGCCGCCGCGACCGCAGCGGAGACGCCGCCGAGCGCCGTCGCGACCGTCGCACCAGGCGTTGCCATCCCCAGCGCGAACGCGGGAAACAGCGGCGCAGCAGCCGCCGCCGATGTCAGCGTCGCGATGTAGGCGCCGATCGCGCCGAGCGCCGTGACGATCAGGGATATTTGCGCCTGCGTCCCCGTCGCGAGCGCGATCGGCGACGTGGCGAGCCCGATCTCGAGGAGCAGCGGGAGCGCCTCGACCCCGCCCTTGAACGAGTGCACGAAGGCGCGCGGCGGCGTGTCGGCCGTGAACGACACGAGCACCTCCGACCCCGGCATCAGCTGCGCCGCGATCCCTGGCACGCCAAACCAGAGCGGGAAGGGAACCGCGTTCGGCGCATCGCCGAGCAGATCGATCGCCTGCAGCACGACGTCCGACTGCGCGGGGCCTTGGAGGACGACGCGGTAGCGGTACGTCTTGAGGAACGGGAGGCCCGCCTTGCCCGCGACCAGCGCCGCTAGGCCCTTCTGGAGCCTCGACCCCGCCGAGTCAGCACACCAGGCCGTCGCGCGCGCGCCGCCGCCCGCCGTCCACGTCTGCTCGACGTCGCGGACGATGAGCGGCCCGTCGAACCGGAGCGGGTCGAGGAGGATCGTGCCGGGCGCGATCGGGTCGTCGCTCGCGAGCTCCAACGTCCTCGTCAGAGGGTCGAAGGTGAGGATATCGACGCTCGTCGGGTCGTAGGGCAGAGGGAGCCTCGGCCCGACCATCGTGACGCCCTGGAGCGTGACGTACCAAGCCGACGATCCGAAGACCGCCGACGCCGGGCCCGCGCAACGCACCTGACCCTCGGGGAGCGGCACCGGGAGCGCGTCGACTACGACCTCGCCGACCTCGGCCGCCGTGACCGAGTAGACCGTCGTCGACAGCGGAGCCGGGAAGATGTGAAGCGGAAGCACCGCCTTCCCCCAGCCACCGCCGCCGCCAAGGACTCGGATCTTGCCCGACTTGGCGAACGCGCCCGAGGCATTCGGATCGATCGTGCCCAAGAGCGCATTCAGGCCGATCGTGAGCACGCACGGTCCGGACGGAACGATCCCGGTTTCGTCGAGCGTCACATCGACGTCGGCGAACCAGACGCCGGTCTCCGGCGTGACGAGACGCACCGACGTCGCTTGAAGCTGATTCAGGAGGAGCATTAGCCGCCAAGCCCCTTCGCTTGCGCCGTGAGCGCCGCCATTTGGACCTCGGCCTCATCCTGCGCAGTCGGCATGGGCACCGCTACCGCTGGGATCGCCGCGATGGGCCGCGAGAGCGTGGGCAGCGGCTTGCGGTACTGCAGAAAGGCGATCGTGTACGTCCACTTGCCGGTGTCGCTCTGGACAGGCTGCGAGACGTCGGTCACGACGACCTCGGTGATCCCGTGCGGCGGGCCGTTGATGATCGGGTGCTTGATCCCGAGCGCCATCCCGAGCAGCCCCGGCTTCGGGGGCGCGAGGATCGGCGCGAAGAGGTTCCAGGCCAGGAAGTGCTCCGGGAGCCACAGGTCGATCTCGACCGTGAACTTGGAGAGCCCGGCGCCCTTGTAGACGACCGTCGCGCCGCTGTAGCCGTAGGCGGGCCGGATGTCCCACTCGCGCGGCGAGTCGAGGCCCTTGACGGTCGCCACGCCGGGCGAGCGCATCGGGCCCAGAACGATGTACGGCTGCTTGGGGAAGCCCGTCAGGAGCGTGGACATCGTCATGCCTGCACCGGCAGGCCCGCGTTGACGAGCGCGTCCTCTACGGCCTTGGTCAGCCGAGCGAGGAACGAGACGTCCGACATTTGAGCGACCGTCGCCGAGCTCGCGCCGCCCGCGTGGATGTGGACGACGATCGGAGCACGTGCGCCACCGCCGCCGCCCGACCCCCCGCCGCCCGACGGCGCCGCCGGTACGTCGACCATCGCGCCGACCTTGCGCGCGAGCGCGGGAGCCCCGTCATCGACGCCCTGCTCCGTCCCGGCGGGCAGCGCCCGACCCAGCACGCGGAACTCCTTCGAAGGCGAGGCGATCCCGAGCACCAGCTTGAATTTCTTCTTGGTGTCCTCGGCCATCTCGCCGACGCCTTTGAGCAGCGACGACGCGCCGAGCTTCAGCCCGTCGAGCAGACCCGCCGGGATCGCCTTCCCGATTGCCCCCCATGCGATGTCGAGGAACGCGCCCCCGAGCTCCTTGACCTTCTTGATCGTCGCCGTGATCGCCTTGACGATCCCGTACATGACCGCGCCCACGAGGATGATCGGCGCGAGAGACCCCGCGATGACAGCACCCATCACCACGAAGGCCGCGCCCAGCATGAGTGCCGCGACCTTCCCCGCCGTGAGTGCCAGCTTCAGGAGGTCGCCCTTCTTGACCACCTCCGAGTCTCCAAAGATGTCCTTCACTGCATTCCGCAGCTTCAGATAGACGATGTACGCCTGCAGCGCGCCAATCACGACGCCCTGGAAATACGCCTTTGCGAGCGGGATCCCGGCGGTCAACACCTTGACCATCCCGTCTCCGAACGCCGTGACCAGCAACTTCAGCGTGCCACCCGTTACGGTGCTTGTGTCGAAGAGCTTACCGAGCTCGCTCATGGGCTTGAGGAGCGGCTCCAGGTTCACGCCCGACGTGAGGCCCGCGAGCTTCTCGTGAAACTTCTCGGTCATCACCTCGAGCGACATCATCTTCCGGAGGTTCAAGCCCCCGAACTTCGCCTCCATCGCGTCGCGCAGCGCTTTCGCGCCGTCGCCGAGCTTCACGCGACCCTCGCGCAGGGCCTTTTGCGCCGCGCCGATGCTGGTCTTTGTGCCCGTCGCGAGCGCGCGCGCGACGTCGTCAAAGTCCAGGTTCCCGAAGCCCTCGAGCATCTCGCGCGGATCGATCCTCATCCGGCCAAGCAGGCGCCCGCGCTCGATAAAGTCCTTGATCTTCCCGCCCGCCTCGTCTCCGAGCGCCGCCGACGCCTGGCCGATCGCGTTGAACGCGTCGACCGTCGCCTGGCCGCCGAGCTTCACCTTCATCAACGAGATCGCGAGATCGTTGAGCGCCGCCTTCGACGTCGGGAGCTTGTTCGCCAGTTCGTCGACTTGGGAGCCGAGGTTCGCCGCGTTCCGCGCCGTGCCCGACCACGCCTCGCGCAAGAGGCCCGCCGAGCGCGCCGCGTTGCCGCTCAGGATGATGAACTTCCCGAGCGCGTAGATCGCGCCCGCGACCGCCGCACCGACGGCCACCACCGCCGCCGCCGCCGCCGCCCCGGCGAGCGTCACGAGCCCGAGACCGGCCGAGCCGCCCGCCGCGCCGAGCACGTCCTTCAGAGACGAGAACTGGCCGACCAACGACGCGACCGGACCGCCCGCCTTTCCGATCGCCGCCGTCACTTGCGCGGTGTCCTGCTTCGTCTTCGCTTGGGACTCCTTCAACTGCGCGGCGGCCTTCTTCTTCTGTTCGAGGTACTTCTTCTCTTTTTGCGCGACCGCGTCGTAGCTCGAGCCCTGCTTCACGAGCGCGAGCGACGCCGCCGACACGCCGTCGCGGAGCACCGCGATCTTTGCCGCGAGCGCCGTCTTTGCGGCCTTGACCTCGTCGCTCGTCCCGCGCAGTTGACGCAGCGTCCCCGACATCGCCTTGATTTCGCTGGAGGCGCCCATGATGCGATCGCGCAGGCTCTCGACCGAATCCGCCGCGTCATCCGCGTTGGTTTCGACCGGAACCCCGATCGGGACTTTGAGCTCCTCACCCGCCACTCTTCGCGATCCTCCTCAGGTCAGAGAACGCCGCCGCCACAAGTCGACCGCCCGCCGCCGCACGCCACCGCCGCGGCTCGCTCACCTCGTCACCCCGGTGCGGCGCCTCGAGAAACGCCTGGAGGCACTCCCCCGCCATGACCTCAGAGGCCTTGGCGTCGTTGACGAGGTCTAGAATTTCCCCTCGATCTTCTTGCTCCGCACGCGGTGAAGGCTCGCCAGCGCGTCACACGTCCGGCTCGCCAGACCGCCGTACGAGCGCACGATCGACGCGTACGTCTCCGCCGTCGGGTGGACGACTGCCGGCGCCGTGAACTCGTACATTTCCGCGGCGCTCGCCAGGCCCTCGGCCGCGACCGTCGCGTCGACGAACCGCCGGAACGCCAGGTCCGCGCCGAGCTTCACCACGATGATCCCGGACTCACCGAGATCCGGATCGACCACCATCGCGAAGTCGACCCCGAGCTTCCCGAGCTCGGCCGCGAACTTCGACTCCAGCTCGAGCGCCGCGATCTCCGACGCCTCGCGCGTGGCGACCTGGAGCAGCTCGCGCTCCGCCTTCTCCGCTCGCAGCCGCTTCAGCTTCTCCGCGCTCGTCTCTTCAGCCATGGGATCTCCGTTCGTCGTGGTGGTGCGCGACCGCCGATCAGAGCGGCAGCGCGCGCTTGATGTCGAAGAGCATCGCGCCGTTACGCGTCATGCCGAGGGCCATCAGGTCGAGCTTCGTGACCAGCGCCTTGATGTCCTCCGAGTAGTCGTCCTCGATGCCGACGATCCGACAGCTCTGGATCGCATCGACGATCGTGTGGAGCGGATCGAGCGGCTCCGAGTACTCCGCCACGAACGGAAAGCGCGCCGCGCCGATCGACCCTAGGCCGAGCAGCGAGAGCACCGGCATCAACTCCACCCAGCGCGTCCGGAGGAGCGTGATCGTGAAGGACTCGATCGAGTACCGGCCCGACGTCGAGCCGACCGGCATGCCCGTTCGATCGTCGTCGTAGACGTTCTCGGCCTCGAGCTTTTCCTTGTAGTTGCACGCCAGGACGCCGCGCACGGGCACCGGCGCGGGGAGGAAGAACTGACAGCTCTTCGCGCTCAGGATCGAGCCGTTCAGGACCGTCGCCATTTCGATCATGTTCTGGATCCTCTTTCAGAGCGACTTGACGAAGCCCGCGGTCACCGCGAACTTCTTGATGTAGGCCAGCGAGACGGTGCCGATCGACGCGTTGACCGTCGCGCCCGCGTTGCTCGAGATGTCGTCGGTACGCGAGACCGTGAACTGGATCGCGTCGACCTGGCCGGTCAGCTCCGCCGCGATCGCAGCGTTCGCCGCGGCCTCGATGCGGAGCGCGGCGCCCTCCGAGATGTAGCGCTGGCCCTGCGCGCCGACCTTCAGTGATTTCCCGACGCCGCGCGACAGGGCCTTGCTCAGGATCTCGTAGGCGATCTCGCAGGCCCGGTTGATCGTGCGCGCGTGCTGGAGGTAGACGAAGTCAGACCCCGACGGCGAGAGGAGCGGGGCGTTGGTGAGGTAGCTCCCCTGCCGACCGGGGAAGCTCCGGAGCGTCGCCAGGCGAAGCGTGTCGAGGCCCGGGTTCAGGAACTCGTCGTGATGGTTCGGCCCGCCGCGCACGTCGGACACGCCGAACTGGTCGACCGGCCCGCGCTCGACATACGCCGGATCCTCGCCGAGCGGGATCTGGAGCGCGCGCGCGAAGAGTGCGAGCCCGACCGGGCGGGACTGGATGCACGACGTTGTTCCGCGGTTCGGGAAGGGCGACACCACGTCGCCGACGTCTGCAGCGACGACGACGTCGAGCGAGGTGGACGCCGAGAAGAGCCCCGAGAGATAGGTGGCATACGCCGCCTCTGTCTCGGTCCCGTCGGTCTTGCGAGCGCGCGCTGTGCAGACCGCCGACTTGAAGCGCCCGGTCAGCTGCAGCGCCTTGATCCAGGCGTCGAGGTTCGTCACCGTGGTGGCGTCCGCGGGGCCATCGTAGAGCACGAGCTCGAACGGCTCACGGGTCAGCCGGAGAGCTTCGAGAGCGTTCACCAGGTCGGCGTTGCTGTTCGTCGGCCCCGTCGTGGTGCAGCTGATGATGTCGCCCGCAACCAGCGTGCCGACCGCGAGATCGATCTTGACGCCCGAGTTCGGGATCAGGATGAAGATCGCCGTCCCGAGCGACTGGACCGCGCTCTCCGTCTGCCCGCCGTCGAGCGAGTACGTGTAGGCCCCGCCCATTACGCCGATCGTGCACCCGGTGGTGATCTTGATCTTGACGTTGAAGGCGTCGTTCGGCTTCTGGGTGACGTCGCCGGTCGGAACCGACGTGCCCGTCCCAACCAGCGCGACCGTGCCGTACGCGCCCGGCGTCGAGCCCGCGCCCTTGACGAGCAGCATCGGGTTCCCCGAGACGGTCATGGCGTACGCGGCGTCCTCGAGCAGAGCGCCGCCGCCGAACTCGGCCAGGGCCGGGTCGGTCTGCAGGAACATCTCCGCGCGGTTCACCGTGCCGAGCTCGCTCGGGGCGATGATCGCGCCGACGCCCACGTCCGACGGGCGAACGGTGCCCGTCCCGCCGTCAACCTTGCGAATGCTTACCGCGGGGATCATGCGCTCGTTCCTTTGCTCAGGGCCGGCAGCGGCCTTGAAATTTCTTCAGGGAGGTCGGGAATCATGAATTGGAAGGTCAGCTCCGCGAGGAGCTCGAGCCCGAACGCGCGCTCCTTCGGGACCGTGAAATTTGTGGCGCCCCACACGGCATTTCCGAACGCCACCGACTGCACGGCGCGCTGGACCCAGGTGAAGAGCGTGGAGACCGCGTCATCCTGCGCGCCTTCGTCGTTGGCGTTGTCGCCGTCGTAGGCCCAGACCGAGACGACCATCGATCGAGCCCAATCCGAGAGGGGCCGCACCGTGTACTCGGGGACGAGCGGATCGGCGCCGACCTCGCGGAGCCCGACCTGCCGCGGGTTGACGATCTTCCCCGCCGCGCCGCTCTCTGGCGAGCCCATGAAGACGACACGATTGGCCTGGCCGCCGCCCTGATTCAGCTGCTCCGCGCGCGCCTTCCAGCCTCGAGCAACCGATGCGGTGACGCCGCGCGCGGCGAGGTACGCCGCGACGCCATCGACGAGTTGCTTCACCGGCGGAATGAAGACGACGGGGCCGCTCATAGAGCACGCCCGATCACGCGCTTCGCCGCCGCGTGGATGGCTGCGACGTAGCTGCGCGGCACGGCACCGGACGCGGGATCGATCAGGATCCGACGCGTCGAGTTGTGGAAGACGTTCACGCCCGCCAGGATGACGAAGACGACGTCCGCGACGGCCTTCGCCGTGATCGCGCTCGCCGCGTTGACGAGCGCGCGCTTGCCGTCGCTCTTGCGCGGGAGCCACGGAGCGCCCCCCGGCGTCGTCCCAGCCTTCGCCGAGGCGCGCGCGAGCTCCTGGATCGCCGGAGCCGCCTCGGTCGCGATCGCTCCGCCGAGCCCTCCGATCGTACGGAGCGCCGCCGCGAATGCGGAGAGGGCCTCAGCGGCCATTGCGATCCTCCCCGCGTCCCGCGTCCGCCTGGCGACGCTTCGACGTGTAGGGGCTCGCCTCCGCGTAGGAGATCGGGCCCCCGCGCGAGATCGCCGAGGACGCCGCCGCGGAGAGGAGCGGCAGATCGTAGAGCCCGGTCACCGAGTCGGCCGCGGCCGTGATCTGGGTGTACGCCAGGGCGGCGCGCTCCTCGTGAAGCTTGATCGTGTCGTCGGCCGGATTCGCTCCTCGCTTGAGGTACGCGTCAGGCGTGACGATCATCGTGATCCACCGCCAAACGACGTCGGGGACGCCGTTCGGGAAGGTCACGTCGTAGCGCTTGCGGAGCTGCGCGTAGACCACCGCGCGGACGCCCGCGATCGTCGCATCGAGGTATCCCGCTTCGCGGGCCTCGAGGAGATCGACGTCCCCGCCCGGCATGGCCGTGCGAAGACGAAACGCGGTGACGTCTGCGGAGGTGGTCATCGTTCAGATCAGGGAAGCGCCGGGGTAGTCGGAGCGGCGACGGGGGCGACGACCGGAGCCGCCGGGGTGTTCGCGGCGACAGCAGCGGCTAGAGCGGCCGTGCTCGCAGCCTCGGCCGTGGTCGCGGCGAGGAGCGGGGTCACATCGACGCCCGGGTTTGCCGCGCGGAAGGCCTGGACCGCGTCGGCGATCCGTTGGCTGATGCCGCTGAGCGCGACGATCGCGCTCTCCACGACGCTGGTCTGCGCCGTGGTCGCCGCGACCGACGCATCGATCGCCGCCTGGGTCTCTGCCTGGTTGCTCATGTTCGTCCGTTCTCCGGTCTTCTTCACGGGCTCGAGCCCGGGGGTCGCGCGAGGTGCGCGCCCTACCGGGCCGAGACCGATCCGACGACAGGTCAGCCGATGATGAGCCAGTCGAACGTGCACACCGCGGTTGCGAGCGTCGCCTTCGCGTTGTCGATCGCGTTGACGACGAACGTGCCCGCCGTTCCGACGACGCGGCTGGCGACCGGCGCGTCGAGCTCGACGAACGTGGTCAGGACGCCCGCGCCGGGGTCCTTCATCGCGAGGAAGATCCGAGACGTCGCCGTGAGCACGACGCCCGTGATCTGCTTGGTGCCTGCCGCGAGCGTGTTCGTCCCGGACTGGATCCGGGGCTGCAGCTCCATCGTGTCGGACTCGGTCGGGAGCAGCTCGACCTCCACCAGGAGATCGTCGGAGATGCCGTGCACGACGCCCGCCGCGCAGCCACCGGGGGCCATCGTGACGGTCTGATCGTCGAGCGCGTAACAGACCTTGCCGCGATCGGTGACGAGGACCGGCGAGCCGGCATCGTTCGCCATCAGCTCGCAATAGACCTCTTCGCCGTACTCGATGTTGGCCGACGCCGCGCCGATCAGGCCCGCCGTGTTGTCGACCGTCTCGGCGAAGATGCCCTTCACGACGCCCGTCTTGCCGGTGTCCGCCGGGGCGTAGTAGCCCGCGCCGGTCCCCGCCGAGATGAGCATCGCGAGCCCGCCCTTGATCGCCTTCACGCCAGCGGCGAGAGGGACGAGCTCGAACGTGATCCGCTTGTACGAGCGGCCCGTGTCCTTGAGAAGTGCAGTCATGGTGCTTTCCTTGTTCCTTTCTTCTCAGGCCGCCTTGAACTTGAAGAACGCGTACGGGTGACCGGGGCCCGCCAGGTTGCGGCCGTGGGTCAGCCACTCGAGCTTCTGCGCGCGCGCGAGGAGCACGTTCGCGCCGTCCTGGCCCGTGTAGTACTGGATCGCGAACGGCTCGCGATTCACGTAGACGAACGCGCCGAGCTGGCTCGACGTCATCTGCTCGCAGCCGATGTACCAGCTGGTGTCGTCGGTCGCGTCGCCCGTGATCGAGCTCGCGAACTCCGGAGCGATGACCGGCGTGTTGAGGCCCCAGCGCTTGATCACGCCCTCCACGTCGGTGGTGCCGCCGCCGCCGCCGTTGGAGCTCATCGAGATGAACTTGGCGTCCGTCAGAGTAACGGCGCGCGTCTGCAGCGCAGGCGGAGCAACCAGGAACTTCGGAACGAGGAACCGGGGGTCCTTGCCGCTCGGCATCTTGATCGACTTGATGTAGGCGATCGCCTTGCCGACGTTGGCAAGCGCGACGTCGACCGTTACGGACTCGTCGATCTTGAGCGCGCCCGGATAGCCTCCCGAAGCCGCGCCCGTAAACAGGTTGGCGAACGTGCCAACGCCAGCCTTCTGCGGGTTCAGGAGGTGCGACTGGCTGAAGAACGGGAGGCCGTCGTAGCAGGTCGCGACGCTCGTTCCCTCGCCCTTGAGGATGAGGTTCGCCAGCATCTTCTGCGGCCAGTAGGCCGCGTACGCGCTGATCTGCTCGGTCCACTCGGTTGCGACCTGGATCCCGTTGCCGTCGAGATCCTCGAACTGCTGGCGCCGGATCTCGAGACCCTTCCCGGCGTCGAGCGCCGTGAAGTCGGTCTCCATGATCGACATGTCGTCGTAGCGGACGTTGCCGCCCTTGCCCTGGAGCTCGATCGCCGCCGTGGAGAGGATCCAGAAGATCAGCTCCTTGCGCGACTGCGACGGGCGGACCTTCATGAAGGGGGCCCACCACTGGTTTTCGCTCGCAGCCATCCGAGCGTACTCGCGCTCCTGGATGATCTGCATCCGCGACTCGAGGTCGGTGACGAACGGAAGATCGACGATGCCCATGTTACTTGACCGCTCCCTGCGCGACTTCGCGCGCTGCCATCGTCTTCAGGTGTGCGCGGGCCTGTTCGGGCGTCATCGTCCGACAGACCAGCTTGTCGCCCTCGAGCGTGATCGACGGTCCCGCCTTCGCGAGGCCCATCTGGCGATCGAGCATCGCCGCGTGAGGCGAGAGCGCCGTCGCCTGGCGAAGGTCGCCCGCCGACGTGTTCCGCGAGCCCGCCGTCGCGACGGTGCCGCGAACGCCGGTCAGCTTCGGAGCCGTCTCGAGCTGCGGGAACGCCTCGAGCGTGCGCTTCATCTGCGCGAGCGGCTGCGCCGCCAGGAGCTTGATCTGGCCTTCGGTGAGGTCCGTTCGAGCGGCGAGGATGCCCGCGCGCTCGTTCGCCTCGGCCGTCGCGCGGAGACCGGCGAGCTCGCGCTCGACCACGCCGACGCGAGCGAGAGCAGCCGCGGAAGCCTTCGCCTCCTCGTCCTTCTTCTCCTCGGGAGCGGCCTCGGCCTTCGCCTCCTTCTTGGGCTCCTCCTTCGGCTTCTCCTCCTCGGGAGCGGGCTTCTCGTCGCCATCGGGCTCGGCGCCGCCGTAGAGCGCGGCGAGCATCTTCTTCGCCTCCGCTGCGTCTTCGTCGTCGCCCTCGGCCGCCTTCACGAGTGCCGCCTTGATATCTCCGAGCTTCATGTCCGATCCTCCGGCTTCTGCCATTGCCCCCGAGCTCGTCGCGACCATCGCGAGCAATGCGTCGAGCGTTCCAACTTCGTTCACGAGCCCGGCGACCTTCGCGCCAGCGCCGTGGAAAATTCCCGCCTCGTAGCCGCGCACCATGGCGGCCGGGATCCCGCGTCGGTCCTCGACCAGCGCGAAGAACAGCGCCGCGAGATCGTCGACCGTCGCCTGGTACGCGCCGAGCGTCTCCGCCGAGATCGCGACGTGAGGGTTCCCGTCGGCCTTGCGCGATCCCGAGGTGATCACCTGGACGTTCAGCCCCATCGCGCGATCCGCCGCCGTGGTGTCGACGAGCATGTGCGCCACGCCGACCGACCCAACCGCGCCCGCCGACGACGTCCAAATCTGCTCGCCCGCGCACGCGATCGCGTAGCCCGCCGAGCAGGCCATCCCGTCGGCGTAGGAGAAGAGCCGCTTACCCGACTTCGCCGCCATCGCGCGCAGCTCGCCGGAGAGTTCGAAGCACCCGGCGACATCGCCGCCAGGGGAGTCGATCCGAAGAACTACCGCGCGGCACGAGCTGGCGAACGCCGCGCGCGCGCGCTCGCGAATCGCGTCGTAGGAGTCGAAGCCCTCGGGGCCATCGTGCGAGGTCAGCGGACCGCGAATGCCGACGATCGCGACGGGGCCGCATGCCTCGCACGGCGCGGCCTCGAGGACGTCGAGCTCGACGCCGACCGCGGACGCCTCGAGCGCCACCGGACCGCGACGCGTGAATCGCGCGCGCGTCACTGGAGGCCCCCGTGCGCGGCGTAGTGAGCCGCCGCCGCCTCGACTGCAGCGTGCGCGCGCTCGCGCGGGTCGGCGTCGATGCTGGACTCGGGGACGCCGTCGTTGTTGACGTCGCCGCGGATCGGGATCCCGAATCGCACGACCAGCTCCTCGATGTCGAGATCCTTCCCGTACGCCGCGAGCGCCTCCCGGAGAGTCGAGATCGCCGTCGCCGTCGCCGTCAGGCTCGCCGCCTCGACCGCGAGATCCTTCGGCCTGGAGACGTCGTACTCGATGCACGCGCCCTGCTTGAGCGCCGCTTCGCCGTGGCGTTGCGCGATGAACTGCGGAAGGATCTGGGTGTTGATCGTGTGGGCCGCGTCCGCCGCGCACCGCTTCACGATGTCCGTCTTGATGGCCCGGAAGACGTCGGAATTTTGGAAGCCGACGCCGCCCGACGTAGTCACGTCCTGGCCGGAGATGCGGATTGAAATCTCCTTGTCGCTCGTGTCGATGTCGGCCTGGAAGACATCGTGGCCGCGGCCGTTCGACTCGAGGAGCTTCACGTCGTAGCCGGGGCGCATCCCGAAGACCGTGTTGACGCCCCAGGCCATGACCTGCTGGAACCAGTCCTGATGCTGCTCTTCGCTCGCGCCCGACGGCGAGACCGCGACGCGCGCCGGGTTCGCCAGCTTCGCGCCGTAGTTGGAGCGATGGAGCAGCGCGTGCTCCTTGTTGATGTACGAGCGGCCGAGCGCCGGCCACATGCCCGCCATCCACGGAGCGATCCGGCCGCCCGGCGTGTGAAGGACCCACCGACCGTCACCGGGGAAGATCGGGAGCAGCCCCGCGAGAGAGCGGTAGTACCAGCGGTTTTCGTTCCACCGGAAGTAGAGAAACTCGGGCTCGAGCCGAACGAAGACGGGGAAGTCGCGGCCCTCAACGTCGAGGAGCTCGCCGACCGCGACCCCGCACTTCTCACCGTCGTCGAGGAAGTTGCAGAACTCAGCCGAGGGGATCATGTCGTCGAACACGGAGCGCGTACCGTTGCGCGCCTTCAACTCGGCGACCCCGTACGAGCCATAGAACTTCTTGGGGAGCCCGACGACGCCGCCGGTCAGCGTCGACATGAGGCCCGACACCGTCCCGTCGCGCCGCATCGCGCGCGAGAGCTGCGCGACGTAGGACAGATCGCCCGCGTCCGCGGCGCGCTGCGCCATGTCGAGGTCTTCGAGATACCACTCGAGCCGCGTGACCGGGGGAGCGGTCAGATTCCCGCCGAACGTGTCGCGCACGCGACGCACGAACGGAGAGTCGATCTCGAGGCCCTGCTGAGCATGCGGACGCGTGTACGTCGACACGCCGAGGAGAGCGTTCGCCAGGTCCCGGAGGCCCATCAGCGAGCCCTCCGGAACGCGGCTTGCGCCTGGTACGGCGAGAGCGGCGCCGCGTGCCCGTGGTACGACTTGGCCGCCGTCGCGACGGGAGCGCCCGCGACGATCGCCGCGTACGCCGATGGGGTCCACACCGCGAGCGCCACCGCGTCAGCGCGGTCGGGGGACCTCTCGAGAATCTTCCGGAGGTCGCTCTTGCCGGTCGCCTTCGCCTTGCCGTTGACGGTCTCTTCCCACTGCGGGGCGTGGAGCTCGCGCGCGAGCTTGGTATCCATCGGGACGGCCCCGCCGTCGCGGATCCACTCGTAGAGATTCCACCACAGCTCATCACGAACGCGCTCGAACCGATCGCGGTTGCGCACCGCGCGCTCGCTCGCGCGCACGCCGCAGACCTCGAACCCGTGCTTTTCGGCCGCGCCGCGCAGCACGCCGTAGACGGTCCCGCCGATCGGGCCCTCGCGATCGAGCACGACGATCGGGAGGCCCGGCTCGCGCTCGTTCCGGTGCTCCGTCAGGATCTCGACCAGCTTCGCGAGGTGGCCCTCGTCGGTCAGCCCGCGGAAGACGTGCAGCTTGAGCACCTTCGAGCCGCGCCGCACCGCGAACGCGGACTCGTCGCCGGCGAGCCCGGGGCCCGCTGGGTCGACTCCGATGTGGAGCCGGCCCTCGTCCGCTGCGTCGGTCCAACGCTCCTCGGCTCGCTCGATCGCGTCGAGCGACAGGATCCGGCCCTCTTCGTTCGTGACGAACTCGCCCAGGACGCGGACCTTGTAGAGCGGGCCCGGAACAAACTCGCCCGTGCCCGCGTCGACCGCGCCCCACTCGAGCCGCTTCTCGTCGATCCACTCGCGGCCCGCCAGGCCTGGGATCACCTCGCGCCCCTCGATGACGTTCGGCGTCTCCTCTGAGCTCACAGAGATCGTGTGGTAGAGGTGCGCCTTCGACGTGAACGCGGCGAAGAACTCGCCGTCCGTCCGCGTCGGGTTGCTCGTCATGACGACGCGCGCGCCGCCGGCCCGGTTGCCCTCGATGGCCTCGAAGATGTCGTCGCCGATACCTGATGCTTCGTCGAGTAGGTACAGGAGGTTGGAGCCGGAGATGCCGGCGACGGCTTCCGCTTCGCGAGCGGTGAATCCGACAACCTCACGGAAGTCGGGGGCCTTGAAGCCCGAGCGCGCGAGCCCGTGCATATCGCCGGGGATGGCGATCGAGGCCTTCGCGCGCAGCTTGCGCAGTTCGCGCCACAGGATCGCGTCGACCTGCCGCGACGTCACCGAGGACATCACGACGCGCGCGTCCGGGAACGAACAGAAGAACCAGAGCGCGGCGACTGCCAGCGTGTAAGACTTGCTGATCTTGTGGCCGCTCTTGATCGCGACGCGCTTGTGGTCGCGGATCGCGTTCAGGATCTCGACCTGCTTCGCCCAGAGCTGCACGCCAAGGACGTCGCGAGCGAACCCGCACGGGTCCTCCCGATACTTCGGCGACGGCCACGCGTGCGCGACGTCGCGCTGCGCGATCTCGTCCGCCATCTCCAGGAGCACAACCGCCGGAGAGCGATGACGCCTGGCCGGCGCTCGCCTCTTCGCGACCTCGGTTGCGGTCGACGTCGTCACGTAGGGAATGAATGCCCTACGCCTGCACTCTGCACACTTGTGAACGCCCTTGTTTTGGGCGCTTGTGGCCGTTACAAGCTACCGCTCCGCCTCCCCCTCGGTCCGCCGCAGTTCCGCCGCGAACCGCGCCGCCGCGTCGGGGTACGGCTCCAGCGCCGTCTTGATCGCCCGGTAGATCCTTGTCCAGTTCGGCGTGCGCATGAACATGGCCAGATCCATCCCGCCCTCCCCGCGCCGCTTCGCGATGATGTCGAGCGCCGTCATGCACTCGCGCCCGACCTTGCAGACCTCCGCCGGGGTCGCCAGCGGGTCGCGCACCACCTTGGCGTGCTGTTCCATCAGCGACGCCTCGATCTGCTCCATCTTGCCGATCGCCGACGACGGGAGCCGCTTCGGTAGCGGCTGAGCAATCGGAGCGACCGGGGCCGGCTCGGCCTCGACCTCCTCGTCCCACGACTCGACCGGGATCGAGTACGCCACGCGGAGCTCGCCGCGGCGCGTCTTGCTTGGCTTCGTGGCCCCCGAAAGCCACTGCTGTGCGGCTTGTTGAGTGCAGCCGAGCCGATCGGCGATCTCGCGCTGCGTCGTGCCGTTGCGGCGTAGGAGTAGCGCGCCCTTGTTCCTCACGACTCAGCCCCCCACGCCGACGACGGGATCTGGAGCCGGCCCTCGAGCGACGCCGCGAGCTCCGCGTCGGGGACATCGGCGCCCGCCGCGATCCGCTTGAGCCTGGCGACGTCCAGGCCGCTCACCTTCGCGACGCGAGCCCACCCGCCCCGAGCAGCGAGCGCGGCGAGCGACACCGCGCCAGACGACTCCCGCACCTCCGCGGCCCCCTCGAGAGCCTCTGGCGGCGGCTCCGACCCCGGGAACACCAGCTCCGCCAGTCGCAGCACGTCCCGTATGATGCACGTGAGCTCGGGATGGATGACCCCGTGCGCCCGTTCGAGCTGCCGACCGGAGCGAAGCCGTCGCATCGACTCGACCAGCAGCAGCCGGTGGATCTTGCGCCTCTCCGCCGGGCCGTCGACGTCGGACGCCGCGTTCAGGCTCTCCTGGTCGACCGGCCGCACGAGCCGCCCGTCTGACGGCGACGCGTCAGCTACGCGTGTGGTGCGGACCTTCATCGGAGATCCCTTCCTCGCCGCCGAGCCGTCGCGTCCCACGGCCACGACCGCTTCCCGGGGTGCTGCAGCTTGTGACAGTAGCCGCAGAGCAGGAACACGTTGACGCGCACCGTCGCGAGCGGGTCGTCCACCCCGGTCCGAGCGATGGGCAGGATGTGGTGCGGCGAGAGTCGCTTCTCTCCGGCTTCCGGCGCGCTGCGTCCGCAGAACTCGCAGCGCTCCCCGCGCTCGAGACGCACGCCACGGCAAAACTTGAGGTACTCCGCAAACCTACCCACGCGCGCCCACCTTTCCGGCATGATATTTTCCACTTGTAAATTCTGCCACGGCGGAATCCGGGGCGGTCTCTTGAGTCCTATGGGTCACAGACTTCCCTATACTGTCAGACCCCGCCCCACCTGTGCGCACACGCGTACTGGGACGCCTACCTTTTGCCTACATCGGAAAAGGCCGTTCGTCCCAGTCCGTCCCAGTCGTCCCACCCAAACGGGCAAATTCCCAAATGCGCGTCCTGGGCTGTATGTCCCCCTCTGTCCTGTACTGAGATCCTCCCTAAGTTGAAAAGAGGTGGGACGTACTGGGACGCTGGGACATGACCCTGTAATCATTGCGGTTCCTCCGTCCCACTCTCGTCGGCTGATACTGGGACGGCTGGGACGGCGCCTTGGTTGAGGCGCACGTAATGCCACTCTCGACTACCCGTAGTCTGTCGCTTCCGGAACCAACCAAGCTGCGTCAAGCACCGTGCCACCCTCGTCTGCTCCCGCTGATTCCACCGACCAATCGAGTTGCGTTCCTGTCCGTTCGCGTCGACCTCGTGGAAGATCAGGTCGCCAAGGATGTCGCCGACCGTGGTGCTCGTCCTCAAGCGGAGGTAGGCCGCGATCCGTCCCTGCCACTCGTCGGGGACGAAGCGGGCTGCCTGCTCAGGAGCCGTCAGTGCCTCGTCCAGCCACCATGGCGAGCCCCCCTCGTAACGGTGGAGTGCCTCGGCCCAGAGTTGATCCCGGTCGCGGCGTAGCGCGGGGATGTTCACACGCCCCGTGACGATGGGATTGAAGCGCCGGCCGCCGGTCTCGTCCTGGAGGTACTGGCCGGCGTTCGTCGAGCCGGCGAAGGCGGTCTGTCGAGGCACGTCGATCGCGTGCTTGCCGTAGCTCGGTCGGTAGTGGTCCCTCCGCGATGACATGAACGCCTTGATGGTCTCGACGTCCGCCTTACCGAACGAGGCGAGCTCGCCGAGCTCGTAGAGCCACACGCCGGCAAGCCCCTGCATCCCGTCCTTCGCTCCGATGTCGAGCTTCGAATCGGCGAACCATTCCCCGGCGAGCACCTCGAGCGCCGTCGACTTGAATTTGCCCTGCTTCCCCTCGAGCACGATGCACGTATCGAGCTTGCAGCCCGGCGCCATCACGCGCGCGACGCAGCCGATCAGGAACGCCGCGCCGACCGCGCACGCGTAAGGGGTGAGCTCGCCTCCGAGGTAGTTCGCTACGAACGTGTCGATTCGCTTCTCGCCGTCCCACACGATGCCCGTGAGGTAGTCGCGCACGGGATGGTAGGAGCAGGCCTCGGCCGCGACGAGAATGCCGGGCTCGAGCATCTTGCTCGCGAGGTGCATCGGGGGCATGCCGCAGATCCACGTGCGAGCGAACCAGTTCGCCAGGCGTGCGGTGTCGGCGTCGCTCCACGGGCCCGCCTTCAGGTCGGCCGGTGCGTCGAGACGATTCCACGGCGGAACGGTGCGCGCCTCGATCCTCAGGTGGAAGACGTTCAGCGCGACGACTCCGCGCCACGACGGGTGATGCTGGAGGATCGTGGCGACGTTCGCGGCGCACGCCCGGAGCGTGCACTTCTCTTCTCCGGAGCGGTCTGTCGTTCTCGTGACGATGAGCAGCTCGAGCAGCTCCGACTCCCAATCGAGGAGCGGGCGCCCCGCGGCGGGGGTCGCCTTTCTGCGTGCCTTCGCCGTGCCGATCGCGATGACGTTGTCGGGGCCTTCGTCGTCGCCGAACGGCGGCAGATCGTCCGGAATCTCCGGGGTATCGTCGTCGGTCGTCACGCGTTCACCTCCGGTGTCAGCCCACGATCCCGCCACCACGCCCGAAGCAGCCGCACCGCGTAGTCCGTCGAGCTGTCGAGCGAGCCGCAGAAGAAGACGGGGACGCGCCAATGCGTCGAGATCCGCGCCGCCGCGGCGAGCACGCTCGCCGGGGTCACGTCCGCGCGGTACTTGCGCGCGCGCACGTCCGCGATCGTCGCCTCGATGATGATGGCCGCGAAGGACATCAGCGAGAGCGCCTCGAGGAGCCTCGTGAAGCGCTCGCGCTCCCACGTGACGCAGCCGATAAAGTCGCCGATCTGCTTGCGGTCGATCGCGACCCGACGCTCGAACCCGACGACGGAGAGGTCGCCGAACGGGAGCTTTCCGACGACGATCGGGACGTCGAGCGGCACGGGGCCCACGATCTGCTCGCGCGTGTCGAGCGCCAGCGCGAAGACCTCAGGCCGGAGGGGATCGTAGACCGCTCGAACGCCGCCCCTCTGGCGGTCCACGCGCGCGAGCTCCGCCGCGGTCCGTGACGCGCGAGGCTTGCTCATCGCACGAACCTCGCGCGCAACCCCACGCCCGAACAAAGGTCTTGGGCCTTGGGCCGCGCTGCCCTCTTCCGCCCCCGCGCCGCTTTCCGCTCCTTCGCTGCAGCGTCACGACAGAGACCTCCGTTGAGGCAGTAATCCGTCGTTCGACCGACCGTCGGAGGCACCGGCTTTCCGCAGTACTTGCACGGAGGCCCGATCGAGGCCTGCTCTCGCGTCGAGAAGCCGCCGACGAGCACATGCCCAAGCGCCAGAAGATCGCGGTCTCCCTTCGGCACGCGGTCTGTTGGATTCGAAGCCTTCGGCTTGCTCATCGCGCGCGCTCCCTCTGCAGCAGGTCCCCGTCCGCCATCCGCCCGGCCGTCGCCGCTTGCTCAATTTTCCGACGCAAGGCCGCCTCACCCCACGGCGGGGAACACCGGCCGTTCCAGTCCCCCCAGAGCAGCGCGAACGCGTCCTCTGGCGAGAGCGAGAACGACCGCACGAGCCGCTGCGCAACGATGAACGTCGCAGCGTGCCCGCCCGATCCCGACACCGCGCCGGGGCACGTCGCGAGGTACGCGCGCGCGCGGTCGAACGCGGACGCGCCGCCGGTCGCGAGCGGACGCGGGGCGACCGGCGCGGGCCTCGCCGCCTCCTCCGCGATCCTGCGCGCCTCGGCCTGCAGGAGCGCGCCCTCGACATGCACGGGAGCGCCGACGCCGACGTGCGAGACGAACGCGGCGCCCGGCGGGTGGGAGGGAAGGAACCAGAAGCGGCTCCCGTCGCTCGCAGCGCGATCCACGACGAGCCCGCCGGCTTCGACCACGCCGACCACTGACGCATAGACGAGTCGATACTCCGCCGCGTTGACTGGCCTCGACAACGGGAGGAACACCCGCGCGCGCGGCTCCGCAGGCGTGGACGACCATGTAGAGTGCACGTATGCGGCACACGTGGCGAACTTCTCCCGAAGGCGCTCCCACGTCACGCCGTGGTCGAGGTCGAGCCCGACGGCCCAAACCCGCTCGACGTTCGCCAGGGCGCGGTGGTCCCCGGCGAACGTCGCGAGGGACAGCCCCGGCACCGACCCTTTGTCGAACGCGACGCGGGGGATCGTGAGGCGCTCGATCAGCTTGCGCCACGTCGTCGAGACGCGCTTTCCGATCGGCCGCTCCTTCGACTCGAAATAGGTGAGGCCGATCGTCGTCATCGTCGCTACTCCGGCGAGCCGCGGAAGAGCGGGAGGTTCGTCTCCTTCGCCGCGCGCGCGCACGATTCGCCGAACGCGTGGTCGAACACGCGATCCGCGCCATGCAGCTCGAAGAACCACGAGATCGCCTTCTCGCGGATCCGGTACCGAAGGCGCGCTGGGATCTGGTACGGCGCGCCGCCCTTGAACACGGGGATCGCGAGGAGGAACGCGCCAGGCACGCGGATCGGCGCGCCAGCGTCGTCGGTATGCTGCGTCTGATAGGTCAGCTGCGCCTCGCCAGTCGCGAGGTTCGCCGAGTTGGTGACGAGCGAGCCGACGCGGACGGACAGCCCACGCGACAGCTCGAGCAACTTGGACGGCCCCGCGAGCGAGCAGCCGAGCCCGAGCGCGACGTCCGTAGCGTACGCGCCCGCGCCCCCGTTCGATGGCTCCGCCAGGTCGAGGAGGTGCGCCTCGATGAACTCCGCGAACGCCGCCTGATCCAGCTTGACGCCGTTCTGCGCCGTCCAGGCCTTCCACTCGTCGGAGAGCGGGAAGGCGTAGACGCCGCGGTGCTTCCCGAACCGGGGCGCGCCGATGACCTTGCGGACATCGATCTTCGCCGTCTCCGTCGCCGGGATGAACTCGAGCGCGTTCTTCTCGTGGTAGTCGAGTACCGACGTCAACGACGGGGCCGAGCGCGCCGAGCACGCGAAGAGCGCCGAACTGTCGTCCTTGAAGCGCTCCGCATGCGCGATGAACGAGTCGAGATCCTCGAGCCGCGCCGTCCCCTCGCGCCGGTCGGGCCGCTCCGCGTACGGGTCGAGGAACTGCTTGATCGGGTGCGCCTCGAGCCCGCTCTGGGTCGGGAGCACGAGGACGTTCACGCGCCGCCCGTTCGGGTCGACCAGCTCCACCACCGTGGGCGCGACGTACCGCTCGACCAGCTCGACGACGTCGCGCAGGCGCTCGGGCCCGGCAACGTCGGCTAGCGCCACACCCTCGACCGTGACGGGCTCGGCGCCCATCAGACGCTCCTCCCCTTGCGCGACGGCGCCTCGATCGTGATCGGGGCCGCGAGCGCCTCGACCTCACGGAGCGGGAGCCGCCCCTGTCGTGGGTTCTCCGCGGTCAGGTTGCCGCCCTTGGTCGCCCAGAAGAGCGTGTTAGCGCGCTTCGGTTTCGGGGTCTTGACCTTCACGTCGGCGCCTACGTCGACCGTGCCGTTGCGGCGCGCCGCGAGCGACAGGACGATCGTGATCGTGCCCTTCGCGTCCTGGCCCATCGCCTCGACTTGGTCGGTCAGGTCCGTCGTGAGCTTCTGCACTGCCTCGGAAAGCTCGGTATGCAGCCCGCCGTCGTCGATGTGCTGCAGCAGCACGCCGAACCCGCGCGGGCCCTCGGTCGTCTCGTCGTTCTTCATGGTGGTCTCCTTCGGTTTCGTCACGTCACGTCACGCGCGACCGGGCGGTCGCTTCGGCAGAAGAGCCGGGTTGTCCAGCCACGCGGGCCGCGGGCCGGTCGCCTCGAGGAACGAGACGTCGACGGGTCGCGACAGGTGCCGCCGCGCGCGCTTGCTCGCGGTCCGGTCCGCCAGGCAGCCCGCGCACGCGTTGTGCCCCTCGGCTGACTCCGCGTTGCAGGCGTCCACCACGCACGGGGCCCGCGTCACGTTCCGACGACGACCGCGAGCTCGGCGCCAGCCTCGACCTCGACCGGCGGCGCGAACGGCACCACGCGCGCGACCTTCTCCGACTCGGCTTCCTCGAGCCACGCCTCCGCCGGGATCTCGCCGTGCGTCCAGACCGCGATCGCCTCCCGATGGTGCGCCACGGGGCGCTTGTCCCCGTTGACCCAGGCGTTGACCGTCGGGTCCGACACGCCGAGCGCCACGCCCGCGGCAAGCTGCGTCACGTTATGACGCACAAGAAATTCGCGGAACCGTGTCGCTGCGTCAGGCATTCGCTAGCACTAGCTAGCGATCGGAACAGGGTCAACGATTTTCACGACTGCCGCGCTTCCTAGCCCCTGCTAGACTGCCGAACATGGCTAAATCAGAGCTCCTCATCCAAATGCAGGAGTATGTCCGGACGCGTCTTCGCGCCGAGCGGGCGGCCATGGGGCGCGGCGGTACCGTCGAGCTCGCCGTCGCGCTCGGGTGCACCGACGAGCACGTCTCGAACATGCTTCACGAGCCGCCCAGCAGGAGCCCCGGCGAGGGGATCATGCGTGCCGCGGCGCGCCGCTGGGGCCTCACCTATGCCGGTCTCGAAGAGGCCGCGTGTGGCCGTACGTCGCCGCCACCGGCCACCGAGGAGCAGCTCCGATCGCTCATTCGCGACGAGCTCGAAGCGGCCCTCCGCGGCCCCGCGCCCGTCCTCGCCCTACCGCCTGCCCCCAAGAAGAAGCACAAGGACTAGAGGCTCGCGCGTCGCATCGTTCGCCGCCCCGCGCCCAGCGACGCGGCCCAGAAAGTGCGGAAACGCCTCGCGTCGCAGCTCATCCTCCATGGGCAGCCTGACGCACTGAGTTAGCAGCCACAGGTCCCGCGTGATCGTAGATCGCTCGATGGTGTCTTTTGGCATTGTGACGGATTCGGCCATGCTTCTAGGTGGTTGCGCGCGTTCGTACCACTATCGCTAGCAACAGCTAGCGAATCAGCTTGCCGGGAGGACTATCCCTAGCTAGGGTTTGCCCCCGATGCAAGCCCAGCCCGACACCCAGGCCGCAGCGACAACCGAGCCCGAGGACGGCCGACGCCGCCCGAGGAGCACGGGCGAGCGCAGCCCCAACAGCTACCCGTCCCGGATCCGCGACGACTACGAGCGCGCGCGCTTTCAGGCCTTGGTCGGGCTCGCGATCCGCGACGCCCGCGTCGCCGCCGGGATGACCGGCCGCGAGCTCGCCGCCGCCGCTGGGATGACCAGCCACGTGCTCTCGAACGTCGAGCGGGGTCACGTCCCGTGTTCGATGTGGGTCGCCTCACGCATCGCCGAGGCGCTCGACACCACGATCGACGCGCTCGCGCCCGTCATGATCACGGAGAGGAACCTCGACCCGTGAGCCACCTCCTCGTCACCGTTGCCCCCTCCACGGGTGGCTACCTGTCGATCGTTCCGCTCCGTCTCTCGGGCAAGGCGTGCCTCCGCGACGCCGCGGCGCTCTTCGCGCTCCTCGACATCGGCGCGCGGCTCAGTCTGCACATGGACGAGAGCACGAACATTTGGAGCGCCATCGTCGCGCCCGACCTCCGCGATCTCGCGCGCGCGTTGCTCGTGGCCGAAGAGGCCAATCGGGGATGGCCATGAGGAGCCGCCCCCAGCGCGCCGCCGGGCTCGCGCAGGCTCGCGCCCGCGGCGTACGCCGCCCTACCCGCGCAGGCTCGGGACGCCCCGACGAGCGGGACATCGCGGCAGAGTCCGCACGGTGGGACGCGCTCGCGCCGACGGTCGGCTTCTGTTGCGGGTGCGGGGCGATCGTCGATGAACCGGCGGGACGTCTGCATGACGAGGGATGCATCGAGAGTGCGCCAGAGCGGTGCAGGAAAGGACAGCGATCATGAGGCTGGAACTCAGGATGGGAGGGCGCGTCGTCGGGGGCGTGCGCGAGATCGTGGAGGGCGCGCTGGACGCGTACGAGGCGCGGATCGTCGACCTCGAGGCCGAGATCGCGTGGCTCAACGAGGAGAACGCGAAGCTGTGGGAGGTCGCGCACGAGGCCCAGGATCGCCTGGCTGGCCTGGCCGCGGTGGGCTCGTGAACGCCCCGACGCCGCCCGCGCGCCAGAAGTTGACCCACTACCGCGCGCAGCTCGAGCGCGAGCACCTCGGCCAGGCCGATCTCGCGGACGGCTTCGGAGGCTGGCGGGAGGCGACGGTCGAGATCGCAGAGGTCCCGATCCTCTTCCGGCCGCGCAAGCCGAAGCGCGGCGAGAAGCAGAACAAGTACCTCTTCCGCTTCGTCGGCAAGCGCAAGACGTGGCTCAGCGGACCCGCGACGCAGGAGGTGATCGCCGCGATGCACGGGCCATTCCTCGAGCGGTGGGTCGGCAAGCGGATCACGTTGTACGTCGACGAGAGCATCATGTTCGGGAAGAACAAGGTCGGAGGGATCCGCGTGCGTCCCATGATCCCGCGCGGGCCCGTGACCGAGGACCCGCTCGACGAACCGATCGACGAGGCCGGCGCCGCAGCGCGTGAGGCCGCAGCCGAAGAGACCCTCGGTGACGAACGCCAACCGGGCGAGGACTGACCGCGGCTGGGCGGAACTCGGCACGGCTAGGCAGGTCGTGGCATGGCTGGACAAGACAAGGCAAGTGCCCATTGGGCAGAACAGGAAGATCGAATGCACATCGCACGAGTAATCCTCAAGTCCGCAACTCCCTATTCGCAGTCGAAGAACATCGACCCTCTCGAGCACCCCAAGAAGCCGAAGGAGTCCCACGACGCCGCCGAAGAGCGACTCTGGTCCAAGCGGCTCCACGTTCACGAGTCCGGGCCCGACGCCGGGAAGGTCTACATCCCGAACACCGCGTTCGAGAACGCGATCCGTGAGGCGGCGAAGCGCCTCGCGATCTCCGTCCCCGGCAAGGGCAAGACGCTCTATTCGAAGTACTTCGAGGCCGGCTTCCAGATCCCCGACGGGATCACGCTTCCGATCAAGGCCGAAGACGTTCGCGGCGAGCGCCTCTTCGTCCCGAGCGACGGACGCGCGGGGGGCGGCAAACGGGTCTACAAGCGCTTCCCGAGGATCGACGCGTGGGCCGGCGACCTCGTGATCTACGTGTTCGACGACCTCATCCCGGAGGCCATCTTCCGCAAGGTGCTTGAGTCGTCCGGTCTGCTCGTCGGGATCGGTCGCTTCCGCCCGCAGTCGCGCGGCTACTACGGCCGGTACACCGTCGAGGCGTTCCACTGGATCGACGACGGGGACGCCCTCGTCGCCGGAGCCGCCGAGTGAAGCTCGCGCCGAACCTCAAGCGCCGCGAGGATCTCGTCGCGCTCCGCGCCTTCGTGGCGAACGCTCCCAACGGGGCCCGCCTGTCGTGGGTCGAGATCGAGACCGCGACGTCGGTGGTCATGCGGGGCCAGTACGGGCGGAACCTCTTTCGCTCCGCCTGCCACCGCGAGCGCCGCCGCTACCTCACGATCCCCGGAGCCGGGATCGAGCTGTCCAGCAAGGACAACGCCCTCGAGATCGTCGAGCGGAAGAACAAGAAGATCGTCCACGCGATCAAGCGAAGCGCCTCGGAAAACGCCGACGTGGTGACGCGCCACGTTGATGAGATGGCTCCTGGCGACGCGCAGAAGCTGATCCGCGCGGCGAGCCTCTCCGCGACGCTCGCCATGGTTCGGAAGAGCGCGGAGGCACCCGCGGCGAAACGTATGAATGGGGCACCACCAAACTAGGAGCATCGCGTCGGCTCCCGGCGTGGCGTGGCGCGTCAGGGAAGGGCGCGGCTCGGGCTCGGCATGGCATGGCAAGGCATGGCAGGGCGAGACAAGGCAAGGCGGGCACACGCGGTGAAACGCGCGATGCCCACGAATCGCGGCTCGGCTAGGCGCGGCATGGCGCGGCAAGGCCCGGCGACGCAAGGCAAGGCAAGGCAAGGAGGGCGGCGCCGGGTGAAACCGACGACGTCCACAGAACGAGGCGCGGCGTGACGCCGCTCGGCAGGGCTGGGCCGGGCATGTCCGGGCGCGGCGAGGCAAGGAGGGCGCGGGCGGTGAAACGCGCGACGCCCACAGAACGAGGCATGGCCGGGCATGGCCTGGCATGGCGCGGCAGGGATCGGCGCGGCTAGTCACGACGTGGCGGGGCTGGGCAAGGCAAGGGCGCTTCGGCGCCAGAACGAAAAGGAACAGACGATGAGCGCAGCGACGTCGGAAGTGGTGGCCGCAGAGTTCGTGAAGGAGGACGCGCTCGCGCCTGCGTTCGTCGGCCTGGAGCCGTCCTCAGCGCGGCAGCTCCGGGAGGTCTTCGTTCCGGCGCTCGTCCAGATCGAAGAGTGGGAACGCCAGGCCGCGGATCTGACCGTCACCGACGAGAGCCAGACCGCGAAGATGAGGCTCGCGGGCGTGATGCGGAAGGCGCTCAAGGACGTGCGCGTCGGCGTCGAGAAGCGACGCAAGGAGATGAACGCCGACTCGCTCGCCCGAACCAAGGCGGTCAACCACGCGGCAGGGATCGTCACGGGGCTGATCGAGCCGCTCGAGCGGCGGCTCAAGGAACAGGAGACGTTCGGAGAGCGCGCGGCGGAAGCAAGGCGGGATGCCCTCCGAGAGGCGCGCACCGCCGCGATCGTGGCGTACGGCGCCGACCCGGCCGCGTACGTCAACCTCGGTGCGATGTCCGAAGAGACGTGGGCCACGACCCTGGACGGCGCTCGGGGGGCACACGAGGCGAAGCTCGAAGCCGCACGCCAGGCCGAGCTCGTGCGGGTCGAGGCCGAGCGCATCGTTGCCGAGAAGCGCGAGGCCGCCCGGGTCGAGCGCGTCAAGCTGGAGGCCGAGCGCGTCGAGCGCGAGCGGCTCGTCTCCGAGGAGAACGCGCGGCTCAAGATCGAAAAGGAGCAGCTCGCCGCCGCCGCCGCGCTCGAACTCGAGGAGGCCGCCGCCAAAGCCGCGGACGTCGAGCGCCAGCGCGAAGTCGAGCGCGCGGCCGAAACCATCCGCGCGATCACAGCCGCCGAAGAGGTTCGACAGGCGCGCGAGGAGACCGACAAGGCCGCGAAGGCGCTCGCGCATGCCGAGGCCACCGCCGCGCAGGCGAAGGCCGACGCGGAAGCGGCGACCCTCGAGCGCGAGGCCGCCGAGCTCGCCGAGCGCCAGGCCGCGCTCCTCGCGCCCGACCGCGAGAAGCTCGCCACGTTCGCCGCCACGCTCCGCGCCCTCGCGTTGCCGGTGACGACCACCGCGAAGGGCAAGGCCGCGACGGCGCGCGTCGCCGAGCAGCTCGCGAAGATGGCCGCCTGGGTCGAGAAGACCGGAGCGGCGCTGTGAAGGTCCACTGCGAGAAGACGGTCCAGTTGACGCTCGTGCTGAACGAGAGGGAGGCGCTCGCCCTCGCGCAGCTCTGCGTTCAGGTAGGGGGCGAGCCGTGCTGGCGGCGGGACTTCTATCACGAGATTTGGCGGGCCGTCGGCGACGTGGTGGGTGATGTCCCAACCGCGCAAGGTCTGTTCTCGTTCTCCAAAAACGCAATCCTATGCACCGGCACCGAGAAGCCATGATGCCCTCGACCTACTGGCGAACCTCCCTCTCCCCCGCGTACCGGGGCGCGAGCCAGGAGCAGCTCGAGCAGCTCCTCGCCGCGTGCCGCGCCGCGGAGCCAACCCACGACCCGATCGTCGATCGCGATGTCACGCCCGAGAACGACACCTCCGAAGGTGCGACGTGAGCGCGCTCGACCTCGACCCGCCCGAGCTCCCCGACGTCGACGTGCGCGCGCCGACCGAGCCCGCTCCGGGGGACGACTCCGGCTTGCGAACGTTCGGCGTTGACGACGGCTCGCACAACTTCTCGACGATCAAGCACCTGAACAAGTCGGGCCTCCACTACCTCACCGCCTGCAACGCGACGCACGAGCCGACGCGCGCCATGTTGATCGGGACCGCCGTTCACCGGATGATCCTGGGTGTGCGACCGGGCGCGAAGGCGGTCTGCTGCTTCCCCGGCGAGCGGCGCCAGGGCGCGAAGTGGGACTCGTTCAAGGCCGCGAACCACGACGCCGAGATCCTCACCGTCCCCGAATGGGAGCAGGCCGAAGAGATCGCCGCCGCGGTCCGAGCGCACCCGGTCGCGCAAGCTCGCCTCGCTGGCGCACGCACGGAGGTCCCGCTCAAGTGGGAGGAGGGAGGGATCCGCTTCTCGACTTCGGGCGTCGACCTCATCGCGGCCGATGGCGAGGACCTGAGCGATCTGAAGACGACCGCGAGCGTCGAGCCGGAGGCGCTCGTCCGCCAGGCGATGAAGATGCTGTACCACTGTCAGCTTTCCTTTTACCGCCGCGGCGCGCGCGCGAACGGCTACCCGATCTCGCGCGGGCTCTTCCTCGACTGCGTCGAAACCGCGCCCCCCTACGACTTCGTGAGCCTCGAGCTTTCCGAGGATCTGATCGACCTGGCCGAGAAGACGGTGTCGCTCTGGATCGAGAAGCTGCGCGCCTTCAAGAGCGCTCGCCAGTGGCCCGGCTACGCGCAGGCCCCGGTCGTGTGGTCCGTGCCGCCGTGGATGCGCGACGACGACGACGGAGACGGCGAGTCATGAGCGACCGATGCCCCACGACCTCCGGCCCGCACCGCTGCGAGCGCCCCGCGGGCCACGCTCCGCCGTGCGAGACCTCCGCGCCGGAGTACGCCACGCGCCAACGGACGACCGAGGAGCGGATCGCGATCTTGGAGGCTCAGGTGCAGTCGCTCCAGATGAGCGCGCCGAAGGGGATCGATCATGGGTGAGAACAGCGCAATCGCCTGGACCGACCACACGTTCAACCCGTGGTGGGGATGCTCGCGCGTCTCGCCGGGGTGCGAGAACTGCTACGCCGAGACGCTCGCCACGGTGCGTCGCAAGCTCCCTGTCTGGGGCGTCGACGCCGAACGCAAGCCGATGAGCGAGGCCTACTGGCGCGAGCCGCTGAAGTGGAACCGCAAGGCCGCGGCTGAGGGGGTGCGCCGGCGCGTCTTCTGCGCCTCGATGGCGGACGTCTTCGAGACGCCTCCCGAGCGCAACGAGCAGGCGTGGACGGTCATGCAGAGCGCGCGCGTGCGCCTCTGGAGGCTCATCGAGGAGACGCCCGCCCTCGACTGGCTGCTGCTCACGAAGCGGCCGCAGAACATCACGCAGCTCGCGCCGTGGGCATCACCGCGCAAGGCCATGGCGAAGGTGTGGCCCTCGAACGTGTGGCTCGGGACGACGGCCGAAGATCAGCAGCGGTACGACGAACGATGGTCGATCCTGTCGAGGGTCCCCGCCGCGGTCCGCTTCGTCAGCCACGAGCCGGCCCTCGGCCCTATCGTGCTCCGGTCGTTCTCGGGGTTCGTGGGCCGCGATCAGCCCGACTGGGTCATCACCGGCGGCGAGAGTGGACCGCGCGCGCGACCCTACGATCTCGCCTGGGGCCGCGGCGTGGTCGAGCAGTGCCGCGCGTTCGGGATCGCCGCGTTCGTCAAGCAGCTCGGCGCCGACCCCATCGACGGCGCTGCAGGGTGCGAGGTCATGCAGCGGCACGCCAAGGGGGGCGACCCCGCCGAGTGGCCCGAGGAGCTCCGCGTCCAGCAGTTCCCACGGTCCGCATCATGAGCGACGTGGCGATCTGGGAAGAGCGCGTCGCCCGCCTGACCGCCGAGCGCGACGAGGCGCTGGCCGACAACTCGCGTGCGTGGACCATGGCGCACGAGGCCCTCGCCGAGCGGGACGCGGCTCGCGTAGCTGGCGAGGACGCAGTTCGGTGCGCGGCCGACATGTCCACCACGGCTCACGAGTACGAGCGCAGGCTTCGCGTGTGCCAAGACGAGGCCGCATCGATGAAGGCAATCCTCACCGCCGAGCGCGACGAGGCCCGCGCCAACTACCGCTTCATGGTGGAGCGCGCAGCCGACCAGAAGCTCGACGGCTACCGCGAGCTCGGGGCACGAGCAGCGGCGGCCGAACAGGAGCGGGATGAGGCTCGGGCTGAGTGCGAGCGCCACCGCATCTTCACGCGCGAGGCCGGCGAGCTGCTCCACTCGTCGGCGGTGAAGTGGATGGCAGAGCAGCGCGCGATCATCGCCCCGCTTCAGGCCGAGATCGTTGCGCTTCGGGAGGCGCTGCGGTCGCGATGCGTCACGAAGATCGGTAGGACGTACCACTGCTACGACTGCGGATCCGAGTGGAACATCCTGGACCCTGAGTGGCACAACGCCGGATGCCTCGCGACGCCAACGCCATGAGCCGCGCCGCCCAGATCCACCGCGAGATCGCCGCGCTCCACGTCGAGCTTGCGGAGCTGGCGAGCGTCGAGCCCGATCGCGAGGAGGAGCACGCCACGCCCCCGCCGCCGAAGCCCCGCAAGCGCGCGCGCGTTCACCCGCCGCCGCTCGACGGTGCGATCGTGCCGACCGAGATCGAGCGCGCGCGCGCGCGGCGGATGCTCCGCGCGCGCGGGATCTGACGTGCCTCCCATGACAAAAGCAGGACCCTGCCCCGGCGATCGGTACGTCGAGACCCGCCCCCTACCGTGGCCCCCTCGACGGTTTTACGAGGTCCAATGGGTCGACGATCACTTTGTGGGTTGCGCCTGCGTAAACGAAGGCTTCGAGGGGAGCCCGTGCACCACTCGCATCGGGCTAGCGAAGTTCCTTGACCGCATCGCGACGGGTAACCTGAAGAAATTATGACGCGCCGCCCCAAGGGATCCGGGACCATCGAGAAGACGCGGGACGGTCGCCACCGAGCACGCTTCGCGTTCGACGGGAAGCACCGCGAGGACATCGACGGTTCGCCGTTCGCCACTCGCCCCGACGCCGCACGCGCGCTCGACGTCCTCCTCGCCCAGCTCGCCGCCGCCCCCGTCGCCGGGATCTCGCTCCGCAAGCTCGCCGAGCGGGCCCTCGACCACCGCGAGCGCGACGGGTTCCGCGCGATCGACTCCGATCGCTCGGTCTGGCGTGCCTACTTCGAGCCCTGGGACCTCGCGAGCGAGCCCGCGAAGACGATCACGCGCGGAGACGTCCGCGAGCGCCTCGCAGCCATCCGTAGCCGGGCAGGGAAGCCGCTCGCCGGGCAGACCCGCCGGAACGCTCGGAACGTCCTCGCCGCGATCTTCGCGTTCGGCGTCGACGCCGAGCTCCTCGAGGAGAACCCGTGCCACGGCCTCCGGGTGAAGGACCGCGGGACGTCGCGCGAGACGTCGACCCACCTCTCGCGCTCGGAGGCCGACGCGCTCCTCGCCGCCGCCGCGCGGACCGGGCTCCTCGAGCACACCGCCGTCGCCGTCGCCCTCGGGACGGGCGTTCGGTCCGGGGAGCTCCGCTCGCTCCGGTGGGAGGACGTGCACCTGGACGGCGCGAGCCCCGAGATCGTGATCCGGTTCGGCGCGCCGGAGAAGCCGACGAAGAACGGCAAGATCCGACACGTCCCGCTCTTCGGGGTCGCGCTCGATGCGCTCCGCGCCGCGCACGCTCGCAAGGACGGCGCGCTCGTCCTGCCGCGCCCCGCCGTCGAGAGGAAGACCCGGTCGAAGGCGCCGCCGGGCGCCGCCAGGTACCGCGCCAAGGGCCGCGTCGTCGAGCCCGCGTCCTGGCGCGCCTGGAAGCTCGCCGCGGGCATCACGCGCCCCGTACGCTGGCACGACCTCAGGCACACCGCCGCCACGCTCCTCCTCACCGGCGGATGGGGCACCGCGCCTTGGAGCTACGAGGCCGTCAAGGACATGCTCGGCCACTCGTCGGTCAAGGTGACGGAGCGGTACGCCAGGAGCGGCTCCCTCGCGTCGTCCGCCGTCGCCGCGATGACCCCGCCGCCGAAGAAGCCGCGCGCCCATAAGCCCAAAACAAGCCCGCAGCCCGACGCGGAAATTGTGACCCAAGCCCGCGATATCATTGAGAGGTGCAGATGGGATTTGAACCCACATATGCCGGTTTTGCAAACGGTACTAGAACCGAGCGATCCCGCGAGCTTGGGTCACGTTGCGGGCTTGGTGCGGGCTTATGTTGCCGCCGTCGCCGTCGGTGACCCGTTCGCGCACCGCCACGGCCTCGACCTGGCCGCCGCCGTCCTCGAGCTCGGGCGCCATGTAGCGACCCCGGCGAGGGCTGGATGACCGAGGGGCCGACCCTTCAGACGTTCGCTGGGCCGTCGGCGCTCGTCGTCGTCGTCCAGGGGTCGACCTCGACCAGCTTCTACGTTCGCGCGGAGCGGTGCCTCTCGTTGCTCGAGCCGCTCGCGCCGATGCTCGCCCCCGGCGTCTCGCTCCACGTGTACGCCAGCGACGCGCGCGGGTGCGCAAGCGATCTGGCGTGGTCGTTCACGCGCGCCAGCTTCTCCGCCGAAGCACGCCCGGACCGCCCACGAGGGAACCCGGCGCAGGCGGTCCTGGCCTACTACGGCTCGTCGCCGTAGCCGAGCGGGTGGATGGTCGGCCCCGATCCGGTGACCTCCTCGGGGAGCGTGGGCAGCGCGGGGAGCGTGGGCACGTCGTCAGGCGACACCCCGCAGAGCGCGGCGAGCTCCGCATAGGAGCCCCGGAACAGGTTGCGGTCGCAGGCTCCGGCGACGCCCGGCACGCGGTATCCGCCGTCGCCCGAGTACTGCCAGATCGCCCACGTCGGCCAGGGGGGCGGGACGGTCGGCTGCTGCATCGGCGTTGGTGCCCACGGCGTCGTGGTCGAGCGGTACTGAGCGATCCAGAGGGGGCACGTGGCGAGCTCCGACCCGTCGAGCGCGTGCCCGAGCCCGAGAAGGAACGCGACGTAGGAGTAGACCACCGGATCGCGCCCGGCGATGGCGCGGAGCTCTCTGGCGAACTCGCTCGCGAAGTC